AACTAAGGCGGTGAAATAATGGCATATATCACCATCGCAGAACTGAAGGATTATTTAGGTATAAGCACCGCCACGGATGACAGCATCCTGACATCGCTTATCGAACGGGCGCAGGGAGTCATTGAAGCTTATACAGGGCGCAAATTTGAGGCGTCCACTGCAACCCGTTATTTTACAAACCAATCCATTGAAGGGAGGTGGTTATATCTCTGGGGCTATGACCTGCTGACCGTGACCACGCTTACCAATGGGGACGGTACGGAGATCGCAGCCGCTAATTACCGGCTGGAGCCTCGCAACGAAACGCCAAAATGGGCGATAAGGCTTGACGAAGATTATACATGGGAGTTTGACGACAGCGATGATGAAATCTCAATCGCCGGAACCTGGGGCTACACAGCCACGCCACCAAATGACATCGTTCATGCTACCATCCGCCTTACTGCTTTCTTGTATCGCCAGAAGGACACCTCAGCCGATATTGACAGACCGTTTGTGACGGGTGACGGTGTTACCATCATGCCCTCACAAATCCCAAATGATGTAAAGGCGATCCTCGACCAGTATAAAAGGCGGGTTGCATGAGCGATATACGAAATATCTACAATGCGTTGGAGGCGGTGAACGTCACGGACGGCTCAGACACTATTGTTTGCTACGATCTTGACGAACTACCCAAGGCAATCGATACAGCGATCTTGCCCTGCCGGCTACTGCTGCCGGTTGGTAACAATCCGGGGGAAGGACGTGAGGGCGTGTTTATTGCCGTCGGTACGACCATGACGATCAACTGGCAAATATCAGATTTGATGTTGTGGGAGGCGTCTGAGCAGGGTAGGGGCTTATCGGAGTTCGCGCCTGAGTTGGTCAGCTACTGCGGGCGGTACTTGGATGCGATGCGTACCTTCCGACAGCCGTATGGATCAAGCGCCTTAGAAAGCGTTGAGATGATCCCGGGAATGTACGAGTGGCCCATCGGATCGGGTAGATATTATTCTGGCGTATTATGTCAACTAATCATAAGGGAGGCCTTAAGTGGCTGATAAAAATTACATATATGTGGGCAGCGGCGATTACATAGTTGGCTTGCCTGCTGCTAACATGACTGAGGAACAATGGGAATCGTACCCAAAAGAATTAACGAAACCGGCCCTAAAGTTGGGCCTGTATGAAATCAATCAACCCAAGACTAAACACGAGGTGAAACATGGCTAAACTAAACGCACACAATGTTTTACAGCGGGCTAAACAGGGATCAGGTTTCGGCACAGCCAACGCTACCGCGACCGCGAAACTGCAAAACGTTTCTTCGTTTGCGCTGACACCTGACCTGCAAACCCGCCAGCTTGACCAACTGCGAGGGACATTGGCTCCCACGCACGATACGGCGCTTGACTACTACGGTTCAAACGCCACCTTTGAGGTTTCTGACGAATCCTTTGAGGACATCAACTACTGGCTGGACAGTCTGTTCAGCGAGGATAGCTCACCGGGCGGGTTAGACCCTTACACTCGGGCCTATACCGCGCCCCTGACCAGTGAGGCGGCCCCCGCTTTTATGACGCTACAATGGGGACAGACTGACGAGGTTTGGCAGATGAATGACGCCAGCGTTGCCAGCCTGACGCTTTCAGGATCAACAAACACGGGCGTACAGGTGGGCGGTTCCCTGGTCGGCGGTAAGGTCGTCGCGGGTTCCCTGCAATCCCTATCTGACCGCTCTGTAACACTGATGCACGGCTCTATGGCTGCACTTGCAATTGACGCCTGGGGCGGCACGGTTGGAGCTACCGCAATTGCTTCCTCGGCTTTTGCCTGGGAACTGACGATCAATGCCAACCGGCAGTATCGAACCTACCTGGGCAGCAAAGAGGCTGCCGCCTGGAATGATCAAAAATGGAACGGGCAGCTCAGATTGTCTCTGGAACTAAACGACACTACAGACGATTACGTTATTTCGATGCTGGCAGCCACCAATACTATTTTGGAAAAGCAGATTGAAATCAGCTACACGAACGCATCTACTGGCCTACTCCAGATACAATTTGCTGGACACACGATGCAGGCCCCTCAGCTATTCCAGGACCGCAACGGTGTGATGACCTACGATCTAGTGTTCGAGGGTGTGTACAACTCGACGATGAGCAACTGGCTCAAGATTGACACAACCAGTGAGATTGCGTCCTTAGTTTAAGAGGTGATAAATGGAATTTACACATAAGAAATTTGGCAAGTGTGTGCTGTCTGAAATCACTCAAAAACAGCTTGAGGACTACAGCGCGAAAACTAAGTCCGACGGCGATGAATTTATGAGCGTGTATCGTGGAAACATGGTTCGGGCGGCGGCTGACGTTGGTTTTTTGGTTGAACCGGATTGGTCAGCAAAAGACGTTGATCACGCTAACGCGGGATTGGTAGCATGGGTATCAAAATGTATTGCTGACATGATTGTTGAGGTGATGCAGATTGACCCTTTACCCTCATCGCCTCCGCAGACTACGCCAGAGGCGAAAGATTAGATCCGCCATCACTGTTGGAGCTTGGCTTCGAGAGTCAGCAATTTCGGGCGTTGCCCTATGACGGCGGTATCTTAGATCAGCCCGCGGGACTGCTCAAAAAAATCCGCATGGCACTCAATGTCCATCATGCTTTTGCGTCCTACCAGAGGCATGGGCAGAAGCCTGGCGAATGGGCAAAGTGGCGTAAAGAACATGAGGACCTGTGGAATATCATCTCAGAAATAGAAAAACTGCGAGAAAACTATGGCTGATGAAAGGCTAAGAATCGTAATAGACGCTCTTAATAAGGCGTCTGACGACCTAGTTAAAGTTAAAAAAGAACTTGGTGGCCTGGACGATACCACCAAAGAGGCTGATACCTCCACCAAAAGCTTTGGGGAAACCTGGGCGGGTGTCCTCACAGGGATCAACTCCGGCATTATGATCGCCCGACAGGGTGCAGCGGCCTTGAAGCGGATATACGATACAGCCCGTGAGGGCGCTGCGCTGGAATACGCCGAAACAAAATTCGAGCGGTTGGCAGCGTCAATCGGTACAACGGCTGACGCGCTTATGGGTGATCTGAGAGATGCCACCAGGGGAATGTATTCGGATGCTGAACTGATGGCAAACGCCGGTGATATGATGGCCTTAGGGCTAGCCAACACCCACGATGAGGCCGTCCGGCTGGCCAAAGTAGCGGCTGCGCTAAACATGAACATGAACCAGCTCACCCTGACCTTGACCAATAAAACCACGATGCGCTTCGATGCTTTGGGTGTGAGCGTGGACGGATTTGATGAACGCTTGCAAGCCTTGATTGACACGGGCATGGACGCCGACGAGGCTTTTGGTGAGGCGTTCTTACAGCAGGCCGAAGAACAAATCGAGAAGGTTGGCGAGGCGGCGGACACCAGCATGGGTGACTTCATGCAGTTTGAGGCGGCGATTAAAAACGCCACAGATAGTATGAAAAAACACGCTACGCAGAGTGAGTTAGTAAAAGGTGTGTTGACTGAGGTAACAGAGGTGCTAACCACCGCCACGGATTACACGGATACACTGGATGAAGCATTAGCCAACAACATCATAACACAGGAGGATTACGTTCATATTCAGGGGCAGGTGCATAAAGGTTACATGAGTATTGATGAAGCCATAGCCTTTGTCAACGAGGCCACTGAAGAGTATAGAAACCAACAGGGGATAACAAATCCTGTGATTGACGATACCATCACCCATTTTGGCGATTTGTCTACAGCAATTAACGGCACGGAAAGCAGCATCGGAAGTCTAAATGCTGGACTTCAAAATGCCAGCGAAGGCATGGCTAGCTACAACGAAAAGTTGCTATTTACAATGGCAAGCCAAAACATGACTGAGGGTGAAGCTCTTGCGCTAGCTGAATCTATGGGGCTTGTAGACGAAAGAACACGCACCGCAAAAAATAAAATTTCAGAATACGGACAAATGCTTGATGACGGACAAATATCCGTAAAAGAGTACAATCTACTTGTCGCCGGTCTTGCCGATCAGCTAGATCGAATAACCAATAAAAGCGCGCACGTGTCCATAACGTCATCGGTATCAGGTCCAGCCTTTAGTGGTGGGTTTAGCGGAGGTGGCGGCGGGGGTGGCGGTGCCAATATTAAAATGAATGCCTCCGGCGGCCCTGTTTCAGCTGGAAATCCTTACCTGTGGCAGGAATATGGTTATCGTGGCGAGATGATGGTTCCGTCGCAGGACGGATTTGTTCTATCGAGGGCGGATGCGAAACGGATATTATCTGAGGCGGTTAACGCCGGTGGCGGCGGGGGTGGGCCAACCTACACCTATAACCTGACTGCAAACTATCCGCAGCAGTCGCCTCTAACATTGATGCAGCAGATTAAGTTATTGGAGGCGTCCCATGTTTGATTGGATCATAGGCGGCACAACGTATAGCCTCGACGACGGAACTTATTGCTACATACAATCTCACTCGGGCATGGGCATGATGCCAGTGCGAAGGTTGGAACAACGAGGGCCGCAGCAGAACGGCGTATCGGATAGAGGATACCGGCTTGACGAGCGCACGATCATAATGCAGCTATACGTGCCAGGAAGTACATACAGCGATTTGTATGATAAAAGAACTTCACTGTTGAGTATGTTTAAGGCCAGAGATACTGCTGGCAAATTGCGCTTCTCACTAGGAAGCACAAGCCGGGAGATACAAGCGCATTATATCGGAGATTCATTGGGCATGGATGATGACGCATTTACCGGATTTACAAAACCGGTTGCAATTGCATTAAGATGCCCTGATCCGCGCTGGTATGACCCCACCATCAACACATCCGAATTCAGCCTAGGCGGCGGATCAAATACATTCGTGGTACCTTTTGAAGTTCCGTTTAATGTGGGCTCTTCCACCATCGACATTACCAGAACCGTGACGTACAGTGGGAATATCAAGTCCTATCCCACAATCCGCATCACGGGACCGATTACGGATCCAGTCATCACCCACGGGCAAACAGGTTACAAACTGGACTTTACCGGAATCACGATTGCCGCTGGCGATTGGTACGAGATTGACCTTGGGTATGCGGGAAATACCGTTGAGGATGACGCTGGCACTAATAAGATTGCTGACCTGACCACAGACAGCGACCTGGTGGACTTTGCGATTGAGGCTGACCCTGATGTTACCGGCGGGGTGAACAGCATCAATGTGACGGGGTCAAGCGTGTCAGAGGCGACCGAGATAATGATTACATATTACGACTACTACTTAGGGATATAGGAGGATTATCATGAGCGAAGCAAGTGGTTTCTGGACTACAAATGCCGCAGGAAGCGGCGACCAACAGGCAAGTTACTCTCAGGCGGACTTTTCTGACGCCTACAGAATATTATCGGCCTGCGCAGGCTTTGAGGGCGTTGCCGTTGGCTTTTTGAATGAGCTGGCCTGCACAGATGGCGGTGCTGAAACCGTTGACGTGGATACCGGCGGTGCGATGGTGGACGGCAAGTGGTTTTTGAACGATGCCAGCCAATCAAAGACCATCACCTCAGCGGTGGGTGCAGGAAATACCCGCATTGACCGCGTGGTATTACGGGCAGACTGGGCTAATTTTAACGTTTCAGTCCACGTCATCGCCGGAACGGACGCGGCAAGCCCTACCGCGCCAGCTGTGACACAAACATCAGAAACGACCTACGACATCAAACTTTGTCAGGCGCTTGTGGACACGTCAGGGAATATCACCATCACGGATGAACGCGAATGGGCCGCGCCAGAGGTGGACGACGCCACGATTGAAGTTGACCAGACCACAGGGCGTTTGCAGGTCAAAGATGCTGGCATTGATGCTGATGCGATAGCCGCTGGGGCTGTTGACACAAGTGAACTTGCAACTAATGCGGTCACCACAGCTAAGATTACAGATGCGAACGTAACGGAGGCAAAGCTTGCTACCGATTCAGTAACCGCTGCAAAGATAGCCGCTGGGGCTGTTGGCAATTCAGAACTTGCGGCCGATTCTGTTGACGACACAAAAGCAGGCAACCGTGTCCCGCAGTTTTATCGCAGGCAAGGGGGAGATGCGTCTGGCTGGATTGATACCGGAACGACTAATTATATACCAACAACAGTTAGGATGCAGGCTGGCGCCGCCATTACCAGCTCCGGTGAGGCTACCATTACTTTCCCGACTGCTTTTAGCGATAAACCTATTGTATTAGTATCGTCATCTAATGAACTTAGTGGCTCCAGTGGGGTTATTGCTAACGCCCGCTCCGTTACTGCATCTGGTTTTACTGCAAAAGCGGATTATTACGATGGAACCGACGCCGGTACTGTTGCTGTTGTTTGGCTTGCCATCGGACCCGAATAAATGACCCAAGCCACCTACCGCCTCGATATTTATAACACCTCCGGCGCGCTTCAATACGTGCTGGACTTGAAGGAAGCGCCTTACACACTGGGCTATACAAGGCGTGTCAACGCGCCAGGGGCGCTCACCTTCACGCTCCCAGGTGATAGCGACATCCTCTCCAATATCGCCGACAAGTGGCAGGTGGAGGTCTGGCGGCGGCCTGATGGCGGGTCGTGGGGGCGGGAATTGTCGGCCTTTTACCGCGACCTTGACCCGTGGGAATATACCGACCAATCTATTGCCACGATGAAATGTCAGGGCATCATGTCGATGCTCTCTTGGGTGCACGTGGCGTACTACGCCAAAACAGCCAATCGTTCGTATTTTACCTCTCAGCCAGTCGAAACCATCGCCAACACGCTGGTCAAGTACAACGCCACCACAGCAGGGACAACTGGGGACGGACGGGTTAATGCCATTCCCAACGCTTACCCGTTCTCTGGTCTTTCGGTAGAAGCGGACGGCGGGGACGGCACCTCCATCGAGTATTACTGCGCTTATGACAACCTGCTGGAGACGCTTCAAAATCTTGTTGTGGGAGAGGGGGACTTTGACATCGTCAAGACCTCCTCAACCGCCTGGCAGTGGCGGTATTATCACGGGCAGTTGGGCGCGGACTACTCCAGCACGATCGTCTTTGCACTGGAACGTGGGAATATGCGCGACCCAACCTTCAAGGACATTCGCTCCGCCGAAAAAACCGTTGCGATTGTGGCGGGACAGGGCGAGGAGTCAGACCGCGACGTGGTAGTCAGGACAGGCACGAACTACGCCACTACAAACTACATCGAAACGTTTGTTAATGCCACTGACATTGACCTTGACGATACAACCGCCTTGCAGAATAGGGGTGATAATGCACTATCCGAGCTGGAAGCGGTGAAGTCGTTTAGCTTTGGGGTACTGGACACGGAGAACACACAATATGGCGTGGACTATGACCTAGGGAATCTGGTAACGGCGATCAACCCCTACGACGGCACGAGCTATACCGTCAAAGTAAACGAGGTGGCAATCTCGCTTGACAGCGATGGTAACGAAAACCTTGAGATTGGAGTGGTGGAGCCGGTATGAGCTTATACGACATCTTAAGTAGACAACAGGAGCAGATCAACCACCAGCAGAAGCTGCTCAATGCGCTTTTGAAAGTCAGTAAGACGCCGCTTCTCGACGAGGACGACATGGCCTCGGACAGTGCAACGGCGGCGGCGAGCCAGCAGAGCGTGAGGGCGTTGGTTGCACTTCCCGGATTATTTGAAAGGTTTTTGCCAATTACGGGTGGAGATGATACC